GTCAGTCAGGTATTTTGCTTCTGAAGAAAGGTCAATACACTCATCATGAAATCATCGGCAAAATCTTGATGACTTTATTGGTCGAAGATTTCAATTTGACTCCAAAATACAAAAACTTCATTGTTACATTGCTTAAAGAATTTGATGCATTTACAGAGCATTTAATTATCTAGATTGCGCCAAGTAAATAGTAGAGCTATATTCAACATTAAAATAACAATTGAAGGTTCTCTACTATGGTTTTCATACTGCTTGTGTTTTTATCTGCCCTCCTCTTGGAGGGCATTGGTACTATCATCTCTGTGATGGGGCTTACTCAGCTTTTTGGTATCAATTACTTCATCATTTCTTTGGCAGTGGCTTTCGACTTTGCAAAGTTGGTGGCGGTAAGTTTCCTCTATAAGGAATGGAAGTCATTACCAAAGCTTTTAGCTGGCTATCTAACGATAGCTTCATTTGTGCTAATGATGATTACATCAACTGGAGCTGCAGGTTATCTGTCGTCTACTTTTCAGAAGGCAATACTCCCAACTAAGTCAATTGATATTCAAGTTAAGGCTAATTCAGAAGAAAAGCTAAAGCTTGAAGCTAGAAAGAAAGAGATTGATAGTCAAATTGCTAATCTACCACCCGATATGGTAAAAGGTCGTACAAAGCTGATTGCTAATTTTAAGACTGAGATCGATCGTGTTAATAATCGCATTGTTGAATTAGACCAAGAATTACCAAAACTGCAAACAGAGCAAATAGAAAAGAGCTCACATGCCGGCCCTATTACCTACATTGCAACAGCACTTAATACGACTGCTGAAAAAGCAATGGGCTATCTGATTGGATTGATAATCTTCGTATTTGACCCTCTTGCAATTGCATTGATATTGGCTGGAAACTATCTGGTCGCCAAACCAAAGGTTAATAAGAAAGAAAAGATAAAAGAGCTCATTCGTGAAGAAGCAGAATTGTTAACCCCGGCTCTAGAGCCAATTATCGAAGAGCGAGAATTACCTACTGAAACATCTGTTGATTGGGATGACTTTTTTGTCGGCTCTCCAAACCCATTACCTGAGCCAACACCAGAGCAATTACAAGAAGTTGAAGACTATATCAATGAGCGTAAAGCCATTATAGATAGAGAGCATGAAGCTAACATGCCACTTGAAGACCAGCCAGAAACATTTGTTGAAGAAGAAGAAGACCGTTTTTATCCTTACTTTTCACCAGATGTAGTAGCATTAGCAAGAGCTGTAGCAGAAGAGCAAGCTAAAATCAAGCCATCTCAATCTTCTCTTGATTTGATTTCGGATGTTGCAGACGTTTCTTTTGATGATAACAATACGAGTAACGTAAAACATGCAGTTTACGATGTAGCCCAATAGTGATATAATATACACATATACTGATATCTATAATGAGTGAGAGAAATAAATGAAAAAGAAGAGCGGAATTGCAAAATTATGGTGTGAAAAATACCGTCCAACCGTATTAAATGAAGTCATATTTCAGAATGACAGTGTTGAAAAATATTTCAAGGGCATAGTTGCTAAACGTGATATGCCCAATCTTCTTCTATCTGGTGTGCAAGGCACTGGCAAAACAACTATCTCTAAAGTCCTTATTAATCAGCTCGATATCCATGATATGGATATCATGAAAATCAAATGCTCTGATGAGACAGGTGTTGATTCAATGCGTGATAAGATATCACGTTTTGCAGAAACTGTCCCGATGGGTGATTTTAAAATTATTCAGATGGAAGAAGCAGACTTTCTTTCTCAAAACGCTCAGGCTGTATTACGTCATATTGTTGAAGACAGCTCAGATTCATGTCGTTTCATCTTTACTTGTAATTATTCTAACAAGATAATGCCGGCTTTGAAATCTCGTCTTCAAGAATTTCAATTTACTGCACCGTCTCAAGAAGAAATACTACTAAAGATGGCTGAAATGTTGGTTGCTGAAGATATTGAAATATCTGATATGGAAACTCTTGAAAAGGTTGTAGCATCAACATATCCAGATATTAGAAAGACTATCCAAGTTTTACAACAATGCTCACATTCTGGAAAATTAGTTTGGCAAAACAGTGATACTACTAATGCTGATTACAAATTCAAACTGATTGATTTAATTGAAGCTGGTGATTTCCAAGGTGCTCGTCAGGTTGTATGTGAGAATGTGCAACGTGAAGAATATGACGATCTGTTTTATTTTCTATACAAGAATATCAATAGAGCTCCTAAGTTTAAGTCAAAAGATATGCGTGATAAAGCCATCATTGTTATTTCAGACTATGAGTATAAAGGGTCATTCATGACACATTTAGATTTGAACGCTGAAGCCATGTTTATCTCACTTATCAACTTATGAGTAAAGTAGCAAAACCGAAAAAGTTTGCTCTTGATATCTTTGCTGTTTTAGACCAGCTTAATTCTGGCAATCTGGACTTATGGGACTCACTGTCTGAAGAAGAGCAAAAGGGTTTTTCGCCATTCATTATTGCTCGCTGGATGTCAGGGACATCCGACCCATTGCAAATCATGTATCTAAATGAGTTTGTCAATCCTCACATCTTCAATAGCGTGATTGGTAAACGTACTGAAGTAATGGCAATGTTGCTAGCTATTTGTGGCACTGGAAATCGTAGACGATTTAAGTGGGTTGCAGAGAGTAAGAAAGGTAGCAAACAAAGCAATATGGCTCTTGACATAGTCAAAGAATACTATGACTATACGTCTCGTGAAGCTCAATCACAACTCAGTTTACTTTCTACTGAAGACATTATACAATTAGCAGAAGAATTAGGTTATCAACCTGATGAATTGAAAAAATTAAAGAAGGAGTTATCTTAATATGTGCACTATTGAAATTTCATCATTTGTTGTCTTTGCAGCTTATTTGATTGCATTAATGATTATAATAGCAGTTTTATCATTTGCTGTTGATAGACATCAATATAAGTTGAAGATGCGAGCAATGGATAATCTCACTGATGTTGTAAAAAGCAAACTCAACCTAGAAAAAGAGTAGAGTGTCCTTATGAATGCTCTTCAAAGACGTTGTCTTACTAGACGATACGTGCAAATGGCTCGAAAGGAATTAGAAGGATTGCATTTTGATACAGATATGGTCATTGATAATAATGATTGGGTCTATTGTAGATTTGTATCAGAAAAGCAGAATGTAATCTACATTCTACGTGTCGTGACTGCGAAATACGAATTCTACTCTAACCTATTTGATGCGGCATACGACAACATTCTGAAGAATGGCGACCATTCTCAAGAGCAATCATCTGATTATATTACGAAAGCTAAAGATGAAATGTGTCGTATTCTGGATGCAGATGATGCCGACTTTGTGGTTGAGAAGTTTATCGAAGCTGATGTGCCAAACAGCATTGGTCGAAAGATGATTGATGCAACAATCAATGTGCCATACATTAATAAGCGTGATATAATAAAAACTTATTAAACAATTTAGAAGTTATCATGAAACCTATTGGCAAAGCACTACGCCTATTTCTTTCACTGCTGAGCAATTAACATTTGACCATCATATTCAATAATGAGTCTTCATACAATGGATGCTTCATCAATAAAGGCTAGGGCTTCTAATAGGCGCTCTAATGTCCAATCAACATCTTGGAAATGCAATTACTGCAATAAGAGTTTTATCCAAGAGCGAAGCTTTATGCAACATCAGTGCAAGGGCAAGCAGCGTGTGGAGGTAATGAAAACTCCCATTGGCCAATCAGCATTTGCCTCATACGGTCTTTGGATGAAGGCCAGACGATACACTGTCCAGAATATCACAACCTTTATGTCATCTCAGTTTTTTACATCATTCATAAAGTTTGCAGAATATTGTGATAAGCTAAGTATTGATGCCTCTGCATTTGTGACATGTATGAAAATGCGCCATCCAGATATCTTAAAAGCACCATCACTATGGTGTAGCTCTCCGGTCTATTCATTGTATCTTGCATATTATGATGACCTCCATGACCCGTGGGAGCAAGTTATTCAGAGCCAGAGTTTCATTGAGAGGAAGGCTGAGGTCCTCGAATGCAAGCCTAGTGAAGTATTGTATAGGATTGGTTTTCAAGAGGTGCTACAGGCCTTCAGGTTAAAGAAACTATCACCATGGTATCTCTACACATCAAGACCTTCCGCAGATTTTCTGCGCTCTTTAGATAATGATGACTATGAGTTATTCAAACAGGTGATTAACTATGATGCTTGGTATGAAAGATTTTCTGCTAATAGAGACTTAGTAACAGAAATAACTGAGATATTAAATCCCAAATGATAACAGCTTTTGACGTGGACTTGGATTTGCCGCCAAGTTTCAAACCTGAAGTCTTATTTCCCGATTGGGTAAGAGCTAGTGTGTGTCAAAATGAAGAGCTTAGACCTCATGCTTGTGGGGTCTATCCTCAGTCAATGGCTCTAGATAAAGTTACTGGATTAGCCGCAATTCCATATGAAGAAGCTGAGCAGTTGGGTTATCTTAAACTCGATTTGCTGCATCTTACCGTCTACAAACATTTTCAATCGCGAGACGAAATCACAGAGCTTCTAAAGATAGAGCCGGAATGGACAATCCTTCAATCACCATCACAGGTCGCTAAATTGTTTCAGCTTAGTAGACATATTGACTTATTGCAAAAGGTCAAGCCGAGGTCCATAGAAGACGTGGCTGATGCTCTTGCTCTCATCCGGCCTGGTAAGATTGAGCTACTACCGCTGTATCTAAAGGACAAATTCAATTCACGACCTCTTCTCTACAAGAAAGGCTCAGATGGCTACTCATTCAAGAAGTCTCATGCCATCAGTTATGCAATGGTGGTCGTACTTCAACTTCATCTCATCAATCTAGAACTGTTATAAAGTTAACAGTTTCAACAATGTAACTATGTACATTTGTGCAGAATAGTGTAAAATATATACATATTCAGAAACAAGCCAGGAGATAAATCAGATGAACGTTACCGAATGTATTAAAAGAGCTTTATACCGCGAACTTGACGGCATAGTTGATGATGCCGTAATAGTTGTATCTGAATTAACTGATGAAACTAAAAGTTTTGGTGTTTCAGTTGAAAATGTCTCCTACCGTGAAAGTGTTAAAGTATTGGTGATTGTTTCCGATATCTTATCTCAGTGTTTAGAAGATGTTGGATCTGCGTTGTTTGTTGGACAGATTACCGAGCTTGACGTCAATATCTCCTTTTTTGCTATGTTGGACAAAGTATGAAACTGGAAAAACAAAAATTAGTTAAAGTTACATTCGGTTCTAGGCTCTATGGAACTAATGATGAAAATTCAGATATCGATAGCAAGGTTATCTATCTACCAGATATTGCCAAGCTCTTGATTGGTGTTGCACCTAAGAATAGCAAAGAGCGAGCAGTCGGTCCTAATGCTAAAATGATGGCAGGCGAAGAGGAGATTGAATACATTCCTCTTCAACGTTTTGCAATTGACTTCTTTGAAGGTCAATCTTATGCGTATGAATTGGCATTTGCTATAGCAAATGATACTCAATCTGTCTTTCATACCATTTATGACAACGACTCTTTTAGAATATATCATTTCATTTCACGACTTATTCACAAGTTTTTGACTTGTGATATTTCTAAGATGGTTGGTTATGCTATCCATCAATCTCAAGTTTATGGAGTGAAAGGCGAAAGGCTAAAGGCTTTAACATCTCTTGTAGAAGTATTGCGTCCTGTTGCTATAGAAAATAAATCTGCAACATTGGCAGAATGGAATATTGTTATTGCCCCGCTATTATCGGACCTAGTTTTCTATACTAAAATCAACGGCACTAATGACGCATACATTGACAAACCTGCATTGGTTGTCAATGGAAAAGTGTTTGCTCTTAATAACAGTGTTTCATATGTTGTTGAGCAATTGGATAAAATGATTGTTAAATACGGTCATCGTGCTCAAAAAGCAACTGTTGATAGTATTGATTGGAAAGCGCTTTCACATGCAATTCGAATTGTTGCTCAAGCTAATACAATTTTGGTTAATGGTTATCTCCAATTCCCGCTACCTGAAGCTGATTACTTACGAGCTGTAAAACAGGGCAAGGTCCCATTTGAAGATGCAGTTTCTATGTTTGAGCAACTAAATAATGAAATGGAAGCCAATCTGAAAACGAGTAAGCTGCGGGCCAAAACTCCTGAATTGCGACATGAGTTTGATGAATGGTTAGGTGAGCAACTGAAAGATTTCTACAATATTTCAATGACTTAAAAAGAGAGCGAGGTTAAAGCAAGTGCCTTTATATAGTTACAAATGTTCGAACGATGTATGTCAACATGAAGATGAAATCATACATCGTTATAGTGATACATCGCCTCGTGCGTGTCCTAAATGCGGGTCAGAGTTTCAAAAACTGATTAGCGGTGTTAATTTCAAATTGAAAGGCGACGGCTGGTATAAGAGTGGCTATAGCGGAAAGTCAAAGTGATGTTGCATACTTTCTTTGAGACGTGGTTGTTTCTTGCTCTTCATAGTGGTGTTTTCTTTGCTTTCAATTACTTCAATTGTATGGTATCGATTGATGATTGGGGTTCTATTGTATGAAAATCGAGGAACTATTAGAAATGGCGCCTCCTTATCACCCTAAAGGTGAGAAACCTCCTAGACATTGGGCTAAAAAGAATGATTTTTTTATTTCATTTTCAGCGATTCATCGAGCTTATGATGAAATAGGCTTTGCTAATTTTACAACTTTAGATTTAATATTTTACATGTCAAAGGAGGCTAAAACTGTATTTGGCGGATACGAAGATACAGATCCATTTACGCAAGAATTAGGATTTAGAGTGATTTTCGTTTTAGATTTTAAATCGAAATTAACAATTGTTAATTTCCCTAAACAAATTAACCGCCGAAAATGTTTGCAAGTTCAAAAGGTGCATACCTTAGAGAAGTATCAAGATCGAGATATTGCTCAATTTGTATATCAGCTTTTAGTAAGTAAAGGGTTTACTATCATTTCTGATACCACTCAATTGGACGGTGGTGTTGGATTATGGAAAAAGATGGCACGTCAAGCACATCTTAATGATTATCAAATTCATATAATAGATGATGAAGAGGGTTTTCTTAAAGATGGTAATGGTGATCTTTTAACATATAATAGCAAAAATATTGATGATGCTATTATTTGGACACACGATTTAGATTTTTCTGGTCAACACAAACTCTTAGTGATGATATCAAAATGAAATTAATTGGAATGGAAGAATCTCGTAGAACAATCTTCTTAGATATGGATGGAGTGTTGGCTGATCTGAAAACGACTGCCTCTCGAATTCATGGCAAAGACTATAAGTCTCTAACACCTAAACAATTCTGGCATCCTATCGTCAATGTAATTGAGCATTTCTTTGCCACATTAGATATGCTACCCGATGCCCCGGAGTTATTCGCTGCAGCTAAAAGCTTTGATGGGGCAGATGTCGCTGTACTGACAGCGCTGCCTAAGCCTATTGGCAAATTCTACAAAGACGTGAAACAAGACAAGATTGATTGGGCTCATCGTCATTTCGGCCGTGATTTGCCAGTCCATACTGTTGTTGGAGGCGTAAACAAAGGTCGTTTCTGCAAATCACCTCATGACATTCTCATTGATGATATGCCACGCAACGTTAGAGTTTGGCAAGAGGCAGGTGGAATAGGGATTCTACATACCTCTGCAAAAGATAGTATCGCTCAATTACGTGAGATATTCTCTAAAACTTCTTGAATTTGATTTCTATTCCTTCAGGGATTGCGATTACTCTTTTGCGTTTAACTTTGGCTTTTGCTAATTCAGGATACTGAAAGATTCTGCCAATAACACGTGATACACCATTCAGATCAAAGGTTCTGTACATTGGCCCAATATGCGGGGTTAATCCTTTTTTAGCTAAATGGATACTCAATTGATGTTTATCAGAAGCTTGATAAAACCATAAAATGGCTTCTGATATTAATTGAGCAGCTGAAACAGTTTCTTCAAATTCTTTATCAATAATAAAGGCTTTAATTTCAGAACTAGTAATATCATCAATAATGCAAATATGTTCATGTCTCTGATATTCAATTACTGAGAATAGATATTTACTAATAATATCGTCACAATGCTCAATCATAAGTGGTGGTATTTTCTTTTTACTCACGTCATTATTTCTCCATAGTTAAATACGTGTTATTATGACTTTATTTATGTTATCAATTTATTCACACTTTAGGATTTAAAAATGGCAAAAATCATACAATTATCTTTAGACACTCTTCAAGTTATTAGTTATCGCGAAATTAGAGATGATTCAATCATTACTCCAATATTTGTTATTGAACACCATTCTGTAGTATCTGAAGAGTTATTGGCTGAATTGAAAAATGATTATCCACATTATGATACCTATCATAATATCGGCCATGATATCTATTCAGAAATCCATCGTCATTCAGATCATGAAGTACGCGCCATTGTTAAAGGCACTGGCAACTTCTATGTGCCATATAATGGCTCTCTGTACATCGCAGAATGTAGTACAGGTGATATCCTAAAACTGACACCAAATATTGATTATTGGTTTTCTACCTATGATGAAATCTTTGCTATCAGATTGTATAGTGATAACGATAGTCATGTATCATTACAAGACAAAGCATCTCGTATTGTCCATAAAGCGCATCATAAAATTGGCTCGCTTGGACACAATTTTAGTTTCTAAAGTAGTGTACATCCACAGAATGCTATGTTAAAATGTACTAAATTTAAAAACTAGGAGTTTACTTACGATGTCGATTGAAAATACCCTATGCCGTTTTGGCGTACATGATGATTCTGAAAGCGAAGTAAATGTCATCGCTACTCTTAGCAAGTTGGCTGATGCGTATTTCAATGAAGAGCCACTTGTGCCAGATGAAGCGTTTGACGAACTGTATAAGTTTGCCAAAGATTCATGGCCAGATAATGGCTACTTTCGTCAAGTTGGCTCATCAGTTCGTGGCGCTGAAATCAAACATAACATGCCAGTCGCCGGTCTCAAACAACTCTACACTGTAGATGAAGTGAAAGATTGGGGTAAATCTGGCGGTCTTGGTGTAGCATCTTCAAAACTGGATGGTGGTTCTGGTACCATTACCTTTGTTAAAGGTAAATTGCTTAATGCTGCTACTCGCGGTGATGGTATTTTTGGCAAAGATATTACCCGTCATATCATCAATTTTCCAGGTGTTGCACAAAGCATCCCATCTCTGGAAACACTCGACATTCGTGGTGAACTAATCATCTCTAAAGCGGACTTTCCAAAAGTACAGCAATTGCTTCTGAAATTGAAAGGCCGTGAATACAAAAACGCTCGCAACACCGTCATCGGTCTAATCAATGCGTCTGAAATCCCAGAAGAAGTCTTTCCATATCTCCAGTTTGTTGCGTACGATATTGCTGGTTCTGAACTGGATAAGGATGAACAATTTTGGGAACTTGAGCGTCTTGGCTTCAAAGTTCCCAAATGGCGTGGTGAAATCGAAGTTGATAGGCTAGACGAAGAATACCTCAACATGTTGATGAAAGAACTGAAAGACGAAAGTGAATTCGATTGTGATGGTATCGTAATAGAACTTTGGAATGGTAAACGTCGTAAAGACTTAATGCCAACTGCAGACGACCTCAATCCTGGCTATGCCATTAAATGGAAAGTCAATGGCGAAGAAGGTATGCGCACTAGCCCGTGTATTGGCATTGAATGGAATGTCTCTAAAGACAATTACCTCAAGCCTGTCGTCCTGATTGAGCCTGTTGATTTGAATGGGGTTACCATCAAACGATTGTCGGGTTTCAATATGGCTTTCATCGCTGACAATATGATTAGCACTGGGGCAGTTATCAAATTCTGTAGAAGTGGTGATGTCATTCCTCACATTGTTGAAGTCATTCAAAAAGCAACTTCTTTGGATTTGCCTGATATTGATTGGGATTGGAATGAAACTACAGTCGATGCTGTTGCAGCAAATGATACTCTACAAGCTAAGTTATTGAAAGTTAAAAGTTTTTTCAATTCGCTCAAGGTTGATAACTTACAAGAAGCCAGTTTGCAAAAGTTGTTTGATGCGGGTTATGATACCATTGAAGCTATTATCGATTTGACTGCATACGCTTGGGAAGAAATCCTTGGCAAGAATGGCATCAAATCGCATGACAGCCTTGAAGCCAAACTGAAAAATGTTGAGTTAGGTGAGTTGATGGGCTCATGGCCATATTTTGGTAGAGGCTTCGGTGTTAGAAAAGCGAAAGCCCTTATTGAAGGTATTAAAGACTTCAGAACGACTGACTTAGCCGAGATTAAAGAAGTCCATGGCTTTAGCAACAAGATGGCCGTGAAGTTTTTGAGCGGTCGTGAAAGATTTGAAACTTTTTTACTATATCATCAAAAGTGTGATATAATACATTTAATCGAGCCAAAGGCAACTACTGAAGGTAGATTATCAGGAATGCGTTTTGCTTGCACAGGTGTTAGATTCAAAGACGAGCAAATTGAGTTATTAGAATCTTTAGGTGCTATCATTCATGACGGGGTTAAATCAGATACCACTCATTTAGTTGCTAAAGACCCATCGAAAAGCTCTAACAAGTTGGAAAAAGCAGTAAAGAATGGCACGATTATTATCAGTCTTGCTCAATTAGATGACATTATACGAGGATAAGAAAATGACCGATTCCAATAAAACCGAAGAAGTATCAAACGCTACTGAGCAAGTTCATTGCTCATTAGTATTAGCATTTGATAAATTACATACTCTGTCACTTCAAGAGCAATTCGACATGTTGCAATACTTCTTTAACAAAGAGCAGCAGCGTATGGCAAACTTGTTAGAATGTCAAACATTAGAAAGGGTTGTTGATAATGAGCAATAAGATAACACATTTTAGACTATTGAGCGATTTACATTTAGAGTTTGCAGATTTTGATGTGCCAGAATTAGAAACAGACAAAACTACTCTATTAATTCTGGCAGGTGATATTCATGTCGGCTCTTATTCATATCCGTTTCTTGAAAGTCTTGTACATAGATTTGCTAAGATTGTTTATGTGTTTGGCAATCATGAGTATTATTATCATGACTTTGCGGACGCTCAATCCAATCTACAATATCTAATTGACTATCCACGCTACTATGATGGGTTGAAAGACGCAATTGTTTTGGCTGGTAATGAAGTTAAAGTTATAAAGTTGGATGGATTGCGCATAATTGCTGGCACATTATGGACCGACATGAATAATGGCGACCCAATGACCGCTCTTACAATCACTGATTATATGAATGACTATAATATCATCACAAAGAATGGGGTCACTCTTAAACCGATTGACACTATTGCAGTGTATGATGAATCTATTGCGGCAATTGAAGCTGAATTACAACAGCCTTTTGATGGTAAAACGATTGTTGTGACGCATCATGCGCCGACTGAATTAGCTATTCACACTCGTCATAAGGGATATCATAATGCCCATTTATTGGCAGGTGGATATCGTACGGAGCTTCATGAGTTTATAGAAAAATATCAACCAGATTTTTGGTGTTTTGGTCATACACACGATTCTTGTGATATAATAATAGATAAAACACGAATACTAAATAATTGTAGAGGGTATCCGGTTAGAAACGCTTCTTATCGTGCCTTCGAAAACCCAGATTTCAGAGAGGATTTAGTCATTCCTCTCTGTCTTACCGATGATACTGTAGATACACTTACAGTGTTGCACATATCAGACTAATATAAACTTTAATAGGAGTTTCAGATGACACAAGATAATTCTCACTCATTCTACGCAGTTTTTAACGAAACGTCTAATGAGTATTTCGGTGGGTTCAATCCTGATGCTGGCAAAGCAGAAATGGTGACCTCTCCATTAGGTGCAAAATTATTTTCAAATAAACATGACGTTAAATTACGTCCTGACGAAAAGTTGGTTGAATTGATTGTTGCTCTTTCAGATCAAAATACTACAGTATCTGAGCCATTTAGACCACGTCGTCGTGAAAAGAAAACGTGCTAACTCTAAATGTTAGTACTTAAAAGATAGTTGAGAGATAAAAAGAGGACTAATTTAAATTAGTCCTCTTTTTTGCTGTTGGAAGGAGATGATTGGAAAGTAGGCAAATAATGTATATTCAGACAAGGAGTCGTTTCACATGGTTTATCAACGTATTATTGCAAATTCATTTTCGGAAATTATTACAAAAATGTCAAATTATGCAAGTCAATATCAATCTCAAGCAGTAGAGTTCTATGAGCTTTTTCGTGATAAGCGAAAAGGTGAATGGAAAGTGGTGGCAACACGTGATGGTTCTTTATTAAGTTAAAATGCCATACATGTATCATCTCAAAACTGCCCCAATTGGGGCAGTTTATATCGGAAGACCTTCTAAATACGGTAATCCCTTTGAAATCGGAAAGGATGGCACTAGAGCTGAAGTAATAGCTAAATACGAAAGTTGGATAATAAATCAACCTGAGTTATTAGCTGAAATACAAGCTGAGCTAATTGGTAAAAATCTAGCATGTTGGTGCAGTCTTAAACCATGTCATGGTGATGTGCTGCTCAAGCTTGCCAACCCCATTCGTCATCATCCAGTCTTAAGGTATTAAACGTATGAAACTAAAAGAATTATTCGAAGCCAGTAGAACTGGCCAACAGATTTCTGATAAAGAAATTAAAGACCATAAAACATTAGCTAAAAATCTGGGAATATCTGTATCTAAATTAAAAGGATTATCAGATAAAGAAATAAAAGATATTCTAAAGAATATCGGCTTTCATGATTTTGCAGATAATTCCAAATTTAATAAGAAAGAATTAGCACTTGGAATTAAAGTAGAAAGAGAACATACCCAGTCGGATTTAATAGCATTGTTAATTGCTAAAGATCATTTAACTGAAATGCCAGATTATTATTCAAGACTTGAAAAGATGGAAAAAGAAGTAAAGTAATTTAACTCTTACACACTCACGCGCCCGATGGAATTATAATGAATAGCGATAAAATAATATCTCTTCACGAATATAATATCATAAAAGATATTAAAGAGCAAACTGGATTAACTGAAGAAAACTCAACTATTGCTGAAGCTATTAATATTGCATTTGCGAATGCTAAAATGATAACTGATTTATTTGTTGCAATTGCTGGTGATAGAGCCAGAAGTGGTCTTGAGCCTAATCCATGTTTTAATGCAGTGTGTCTTCAACATCGAGATACTAAAGATCGTCCTAATTATTGCAATGAAGAGTTTGAATGTCATGGATGCACGTTTCAGATGATGGGATATCCGCCTTCGTTTATTGACTATAATGACGAAATGCCTACTCATCAAGAAGCATTGGATATCCTTGAAGCAAATAATTTGCTAAATGGACCAATGCGAGAAACGATTGATGCTGCTTCCAAGTATCGTACTAATAGAGCCACTTCACAGCGTCTTCGCTGGCAGACAGAAGTTAAGGATATCACCTATGAACAGCTTCAAGAATGTTTCAAGAATGCATTTATGTCTATTATTGAAAATGATTTTGTCGAACTTTCGGTTAGAGATGTACTTGATAATTGGGGTGAGCGAGTAGTTATGAGTGCCATGCTTGAAGTAGAAAAAGCAATGGGCATTTATCCAAACCTCCAGCTTAAATAATTTTCATCGTGTAATAATTACACTCTTAGGAAATTAAAATTATGAACACCCAATTCGAGAAAGTTTCAACTCTTTCTTTTTATGCTTTAATGTTGGCTTTTAGCTGTGCTATGCTATTAGCGCCATTTAAAGCCACTGCAAGTTTAACTGAAGATTACCAAGTTCGGATGACCAATTTTAATTTTTAATAGTGTGTACATTTACAAAAAACTGTGATACTATAAGATCATAGTCAAGAACTTAATAGACGAGGAATTCGCTCATTACTAGGTATTGAGAGTGATGTAAATGGAGATAGGGTCGCAACCTTTCCATGATCTTCGAGACAAACACTAAATGCAACCGGTTTACGGGCGTGATTAAGTGATTAAGTTCTTGACTTCCTATCATATAAATAGTTCTTATTTTAGGGAAATTGTTATGTCGCTACTACAAGAATTATTACAAATCAAAGACGAAAGCATTCTACTTGAACGTGTAGATCATATGCTTGATGGCTTAAAACTTCATTTTGCTAATCGCAACAATTCTGATCCAGGCAAAGCCTTCTCCCCAGAAGATATTAAGACGACTGCATTTCAATTAGCAGGTCTTAACTTCATCCTAGACCAAAAGGATGAAGTTAGCAAAAAGATTGATGAATTTGAAGATGCAAGATTGTTTCAAACTTTCCTCAATGATATTGATGAGCCGCGAGAAAGAAAGCTTTTTGATAATCGCACCTTAACAGCGAGTGAGTTTCTTGAAAAGATTGGGCAGAAGTATGATAGTAATACAGGTAAGCGATTTTCTAAGATACTTTCAGCTATCAAAAACCATGAAAGCCTCTCATCAAATTGTCATGAGATTATTGCATTCATCGTTAAGCTTGAAGTTAAACTAGCAGATCGTTCCTAAACTGTTAACTACTTAACATTATCAACAGTGTACTTTTACTGTATTCTGTATTATGATATAACCAAGAATTAGAATAGTTAATTTAATATGAGAGGAGTGAATTTTTATGTTGTTATTAAATTTAAAAAAATGGTTTAAACGAATTGATAATGTTGACAATTTTGATTATTGGTGTTATGAAAACGGTATCGATTTTTTGCCATCAAAAGGATCAAAAATTGGCGATAAGTTAGGTATTTCAAAACATCAAATGGATGCATTTTATCGGTTTGATTTGACATATCAACTCAAGCGACTAAGTGATTTTCTGTTAGCTTTTCAAATACCCGTGTATGCAATTATGGCTAAGTATGTTATTACATTGCATGATCAAGTCATTAAATTTAACCATAAGGAAGTAAATTTCCTTTCAGATTTGGAGTTGTAAATATGGAGTTTGATTATCCAGAAGGTTTTGACGTTGAAGCTGAGTTAGCTAAAATCCTTCAAGAAGAAATATGGAAGGAAATTACTGCAGAAACTGGCAAAACTCAACAAGATTTGGATAACGAAATCATTGCGGAGCTGAAACAAATAGCAGCCAACATGCAAGGTCCTGGAATTTGATCTTCTGTTCTCAAACCTGTCTTGGAAAGACACCCTATGGTATCAGGGCCCTGAGACTACATTGACTAGGGAAACCATCTACAGAAGATCGATCGAAATAAAGTGAAGAAGATGCAATCATCTAATTTGAGTGCAATATAGAGATATTAAAATGGTGAATAAAACTTTTACGGTAGATTGGGATTCAATTGATGAGTGTAATAAATTGCTAAATGTAATGAAATCGCGTTTAGGTGAATTGCGTGCTTGCAAAGATGGTTCTAAAAAAGAAAAGTTTAAAAGGTCATTTGACGCATGTCAAACAATAATAAATACAGATATTGAATTTTTGTATAATGATATTGTTTTAGATGAGAATCCTATTTACTATGTGTATGCTCATTGTAATCCTGAAGCAAATATTGCAATTGGAAAATGTGGTAAAACTTCGTTTTTAGCAACTTTAGGTTTAGATAAAATTCCATTTTATATTGGCAAGGGTTGTGGCAATAGAGCTTTTGACTTATCAAGGAATGAAACCCATCGTAAAGTGAGACAATCATTAAAAAATTTTGATAAAGATATACATGTGAAAATTATCAGAGATGGGTTAACTGAAAAACATGCCTTAATATTAGAAAGTAAATTGATTGTTATTTGTTTTAACACAGTATGTGAAAATATCGCAAGGGCTAACTACTATTAAATCAGAAAAAGATAAAGAGTTTTATACAAATCGAGCGATTGAATTAGCTGAAGAGTTTGATGAAGTATTGTCGAAATTTGATAACGATGAAGTGCATGACTGGTGGGAAGCATACTCAAATCCAGACCATGCTAAGCTGCTCAGACATTATCTGGCATCTGCACATGCGGGGGACTGTACTGCTCATCCATGTTCCTGTATGAGATGTCATGCGGAAGAGTATTACAAGGTTGATCCTACTGCTAAATGGAGCAAATATGAAGGATGGAAACTTTATCAAACCGCATACCCAAAATCTGCCAAGTAAATAGTTAGATCAATTAATAAACTTCGAGGACCGTATCATGCTCTTTTCATCTCTGTTCGACATCTTTAAGTCAGAACCAGTCGTTAAAACTAAAATACTGTTCGTTGTTAAAAAACGAACTCTCCCTCACTATGATCAAATTGGGAAAACCGTTTCCACAGGGTTAAAAAACTCTGCCGGATTTGTTGTTCAAATGCTCAATTCGCTTGGTGATTTTGATGCTAAACTTGTTGAAGTCAATGATAACAATGACATTGATCGTCAAGTTAATCTCTTCAAACCTGATGTGGTTGTCATTGAAGCACTTTGGGTTGTTCCTGAAAAATTTGATGTGTTGAAAAAGCTACATCCTGAAGTTAAGTGGGTCATTCGACTTCACTCTGATACTCCATTTCTTGCAAATGAGGGAGTTGCTCTCGAGTGGATTCAGAATTGTGCCCGAGTGGATAATGTCTGGATTGCAGCCAATTCTTTTCGAATCTTTAAAGAACTTCAACATATTATAGGGCATCATAATGTTATTCTGCTTCCTAACTTTTATCCTCTCAATAAGTATCATGGCCCAAATTATAAGAAAGAACCAGGGATTATAGACATCTCTTGTTTTGGCGCCATTCGTCCTATGAAGAATCATCTCATTCAGGCCATGGCGGCGATGAGATTTGCCGATAGTAAGAGAATGAAACTCCGCTTCCATATCAATGGTAATAGATGTGAAGGCCATGGCGACCCAGTGTTAAGAAATCTTCGAGCTCTTTTTCAAACCTCCACTAAACATGAATTAGTAGAACACCCCTGGTTAGATCACTTAGACTTTCTTGATCTGATTTCAACTATGGACATATCAATGCAAGTATCAATGTCTGAAACCTTCAACATTGTGTCATGTGATGCTGTCTCATGTGGAGTACCAGTCGTCGTATCACCTGAAATTGATTGGGTTAATTCAATCTTCTATGCACAAGCAACAAACAGCATTAGTATCATTAATGCATTAAGCAGAGCTTGGTTAGGGCGATTTATTAATTTACAAAAAACAAACTATTGGGGATTAGATGAAGCAAATCAAGAAGCACAATACAGATGGTGTGAAGAAATAAAGAAGATAAACAAGAAGAAGACATATAGACAGTACCATTAGCCTGTCAGTTTTTCTTTTAATCAAATCAACAACTTACAAAATCAACAAGTCAATATAGTCTGTCAGTTTTTTGATTGACAGGCTTTCTTAGTTTTCACAAAAACTCACAAAAAGAAGGCTAGATAGGTTACTCCTTTTCTCATTTTTAGAAAGCCCTTTAAAATCAATAACTTAGAGACACACTAAAAAAGAGAAAGTGTAATGAAATCAATAACTTAGAAAATGAAATAACATTTTACAATTGTCCGGGGATGAGTTATAATAGCATCTTCTAACATTTTAAGATCGCGTGGAGAAAAAATATGGGAAATATCAAAGTTCTAAAACTTTCAAATGGTGATGAAATCGTTGGTGAGGTGGATCCTCTGGCGAGTACTGGCGAGTTCATCGTGATTGACCAACCATTGAGAGTGTTCTTGACACGTGGTCAAGACGGTCAACCTGGCAAATCATTGATCGACTGGCTGATGTTAAAGCCAGAAGCACGTCGAGTGCCTGTGTATAAAACACAATTAGCCGCTGCTCCAATGGATCCACCTAAAGATGTGGAAGATGCATGGCGTGAGCAAACATCTGGTATCATTTTGGCAACTCAATTAAACGGCTAAAATCTATGGCAATTGATACAATCAAAAGAACTATCAGGAATAGAAGGAGAAGAAGTCCTTCTACTCTTGGTGAATTTATAGGGGTGATTTTCATTCTCCTTTTAGGGGTTGCAGTTTTACTAGGCATCATATACGGGTGGGCAATGTTGATTGCTTGGTCGTTGAACCTAATTTTTGACTTGGCAATTCCATACACTTGGCAAACTGCTGTTGCGATAACAGTTGTCAATGCGTCTGTTGGTGCTATTTTCTCTCGCGCGAAACCTTCAAAATCCTAATATGTCGTCCTCGTCCTCAGGCAAAATAACAATCTTATCGGCACTTAGCAGTGCGATCGAACTGGCAACTGACTATCTTTTAGAGCATCAGGAAGAAGATGGCAGATGGCAGTTTCCGTT